GAATGGCCCGGCCGTCCCCACCACCGGCACTGTGTGGCAGGCAGCACCGGCGTGCCCGGGACGATCACCCTGGACAACGCGGGTATCACCGACGCACCGATTCTGTTCATCGTGGACGGGCCATCGTCCGGATCCCTGGTCAACCCGACCATCACCAACGTCGACACCGGCCAGACCATCACCTACGGGGGCACGCTGCTGCCCGGTGATCAGTTGGTGATCAACACCGGCACAGGGCTGGTACGCCTGGACGGTGCGGATGTCGGCGGCCTGCTCACCTCGGCCCAGCTGTTCGAGATCCCGCCCCAGAGCAGCGTCACCGTACAGTTCATCGCGCAAGGCGGTTCTCCGACGGCGCAGCTGACCGCCCAGTGGGCGGATACGTACTGAAAGGACAATCATGGTTGCTTTCGCCGTCGGCGATATGATCCCGATGCTGGACGACAATGGGTCTGGGCAATACATAAAAGGACGCAACAACGCCAAGGACATCCGCGACGGGCTGATCGGTGCGGTCGGACTCACCGGATCCGACTCGTTCAATCCTCGCGTCGGCGTATTCCCCGACTTTCCCAGTGCGTTGATGGTGCAGGCGCAGAGCACACCTGATCAGACCGTGGCCATCAATCCGGGCCGCGCGATCATCACCCGTTCCGGACAAGGTGGCTACCTGCTGACCAGTGGCGCGCCCCAAAATCTGGCCATGCCCGCCGCGAGCGCGGTCAACCCGCGGTACGACATTGTCTGTATCGCGGCCTATGACAAAGGTCCGTTCGCCGGAGACGCCAGCCATGGCCCGGAGTTCGTCGTGGTGTCCGGCACACCGGCGGGCAGCCCTGCCGTCCCGGCCACACCCACGGACATGCTCAAGTTGGCCGACGTGTTCCGCGGCACCAACGACAACACGATCGCCCTGAGCGACATCACCGACAAGCGTGTCTCCACCGTCATCGGCGGGCAGATCCGTACGTTCTTCGGCGGAGACGCCGGCGGCGGCACGGGCCGCCCGGGTGAGATCAGGCTCAACGCCGGCAACCTGGAGATCGCGGACACCACCGGCACCTGGCAGACCTTCGGCGTGCCGCTGGGCTCGCTCACCCCGCGTGGGCTGATCGCCGCGCCTACGGCGGTGCTGGACGGCACGGCGGTCACGACGTCGGAAGTCATCGCGCCGGAGAAGATCACCGGCAACGTCGTGAGCGGGCGGCGCTATCGGATCACGCACACCCGCAACGAAGCGCTCGCCGGCGGGGCCACCGTGATGACCGCCCGGTACCGCGTGGCCGCGGGCGGCACGGTCACCACCAGTGGCACCTTGATCCAGTCGCGCGTGACAGATCTGCAGGGGTTCTTTCGCACCATCACGTTCGTGGACTACTGGGTGGCCACCTTCACCGGACAGGCGACGTTCGGGGTGGGCTGCCTGGTCAACGGCGGCGGGTCCGGCACCATGGACGTCGCGCGGGCGCGCGTGCTGGCGGTCGAGGACGTCACGTGAGCAGCCCGCTCGCCGCGCTGCTCGACGTCAATCCGGGTCCTGTGCGCGACCGCCCCACGGTCGCGCTGGACCCGTACGCGGTGTATGCGTTCGAGACACGCACCGGCCGGGTGGCCGCGCGGATCCCATACGTCGGGCAGCCCAGCTGGAGCCTCGGGCTGAACACCGCCGGGGACTGGCGCGTCACGGTGCCGCTGGGCACCAGCGATATCGACCTGGAGACGCTGAACGGGGTCTCCGATCCCTGGCGTTACAGCTGGGCGATCTGCCAGGGCACGAAGATCTGGCAGGCCGGTCCGGTGGTGAGCGAGAACTACCAGGGCGGCAACACCACCACGTTCACCGGCGGCGGCCTGCTCAAGTACTGGTCCGACAAACGGTTGCTGCTCAACCCGGCGCGCGCCAGCGCGAGCGATGTAGCCAGCTCGGCGGCTGATCTGTGCTTCGGCCCGACCGGCTACACGCCCGTCATCGGCGGCACGGTCGCGGCGGGCAACCGGGATCTCTCGCTGCACACCATCCTCAAACGATTGTTCGAGCTCACCAACACCGCGACCGGCGCGGGAATCCCGCTCGTGCTGCCCGCCGACATCGCCGGATCCGCGATCCGCGAGTACCCCGGATACGACCTCGCGAGCGTCGGCCAGCGCGCGCTTGAGCTGTCTCAGGTGATCGGCGGCCCGGAATTCCAGTTCGTGCCCGAGTTCGCCGATCCGGCGACCAAGGCGTCCGTGCGCTGGGTGCTGCGGATCGGCAACCCGCGGCTGGGCAATCTCGGTTTCGCGCACGTCTGGGATCACCGCAAGGCGCTCATCGATTCGGTGTTCGACACCGACGGCGGGTACCGCATCACCAGGGACTTCGAGCGCGGGAATGGCATGAACCGCGATCTCGTCACCGGCTACGCCGACGTCGCCATGGGCCCCAATCCGTCCGATCTGCTGCTGGAGCGCGCCGGGTCCGATCACACTTCGGCCACCAGCACGAGTGTGCTCACCGAGTGGGCGAGCGCGGCGGTGGCCGACGGGCAGGCGGCCGCGCCCACGATCACGCACACCGTGCGCACCGCCGGCGATGACGGGAACGGGTTCAAGAGCCGCTCACCGCACACTGCGGAGATCGCCTGCGGGGACAACATGACCGCCTACTACACCATGCACCCACGTTTGGGGTCCGCGGCGATCGCCTGCCGGATCGTGGCGATGACTTCGACCGGGCGCCCGTCCGAAATCGAGCTGCAGACCCAGACGCTGGGGGTGGTGAATGATGGTTGATCCTGTCCGCCCGGGTGTGGTCCCCACGCCCGACCGCAACCTGGAAGACCGCGTGCGCCGCCTGGAGCAGCTCATCGAGGAGATGGGCCGCCGAGACATGACGAACTCCACGGTCGGCCAGGGCGGCACGTTCCGGGGGTTCTACGACAACGGCAAGGAGATGTTCACCTTCGGCCAGGATCGCCGTGACGGCATCCGGAAGTTGAGGATGAACTACTACACGACCGAGAATGAGGCCGTTCAGATCGGGCCTGGAAACCCGAAGGTGAACGAAGTCGAGCAGTTCCGGATCAACGACCAGAGCGGGGCGGGGCTGTTCGCCACCGACGGCTACATGGGCTACGGCATCGTCGAGCCGTCGCTGCAGTTCCTGCTCTGCCCGATCTACGGCCTGGCCTGGGTGAATGGTGTCGAGCAGGAAGGCGCGAAGGCGGTGGCGAAGATATATCACGCCACCGTCGTGAGCACGATCCAGGTCCGCAACTTCGCCGGCGGGGTCACCGCCGCGGCCGCGCGCCTGCGCGTCACCGCGGGGGACGGCTCCACTTACACCTCCTCCAGCGCCACCGGCCTGGCGGCCAACTCCAGCGTGACCCGGATCGTCCGGGTGCCGGCGAAGGTGATCAATATGCAGAACTGCTCGATCAGCTGGCTGCTCACCACCACCGGCGGCGGGACCATGGACGTCTGGCCGCGCGAATGCCGGGGTGAGGGTGGCCTGTTCTACGACATCAATCCTGGTTTCCAGTGAATCCGGAACTGTTTGTGACCGGCGGTTACACTCAGCGCATGGTTGAGGACGGCGGAGCGTGAACCCCGAACGGTGGCTCGCCGTGCTCGGGATCATCGTGGCGGTGCTGGCGATTTGCGTGCCGCTCACCGCGACCCTCATGCTGAGACGGTCGGACCGGAAGCAGGCGGTGATCGACCGGCAGGCCGAGACGATCGAGCGCCTCAAAGAGGCGAACCTGAACTACCGGCTGGCGCTGGTCCAGCTCGGCCAGACCGCGGAATCGGTGAACAAGACCCTCTCGGCGCTTCCGATTCCGCAGGTCATGGATGGAGGCGACGGCGTATGAGGCTATGGGATTGGTTCCGGGACCGCCGCGTCACGCCCGACGATGAGGAACGTCTCACCGCCGAAGCCGACTTCGCCGAGACGGATGTCCAGGTGTCGCGCGCCGCGCGCCAGTGGGCGGAACGGGTCGGCGCGGAGCAGCGGCGCCAGCTGGGGCACAACCACTTCGGCGAACGGATGGCCGCGGCCCTGGAACCCAGAGGGGGATACCCGGCATGACGATCTTCAACAACGCGCTGCTCTGGCTGGGCTGGGGCGCGGGGCTGCTGTTCCTGGGCGCCTACCTCATCGACACACCGTCGTGGTGGCGCGAGGAGCACCGCGCGCACGTGGTGGCGTTCTCCGGCGTCGTGTGGCTGTTCTACAGCCTGTTCCTGGTGCGCCCATGGCTTCCGCCCGCGGCGTACGCGCTGGTGCGGCTGGTGCTGTTCGCGGTACTGACGGCCGTGGTGGTGTGGCGGCTGGCGATCTTCTGGCGGGGCCTGCGGCGGCGCGCTCGCGAACGAGTGCCGGGCGCCGTACCCTGAGCAGGGGAGAAGGGATAACAGACCAGTGGATTCTTATATCGGGGTGGACGTCCATCCCTACTACCAGCGGGGCGCGGACCTCTCCGGCGTCGGCTTCGCCTGGATAAAGATGGCCGACGGCGCGGCGGTCTACAGCAAGACCGTGAACGGTGTGCGCTATACCGCCGACGAGCACGCCCGACGCCTGCGCGTGGCCGGGCGCCCGTTCGGCGGGTACGAATTCGCGGAGCCCGGAACGGACGGCGCCCGCGCGGCGGACGTGCTCTGGGCGGAATGTCGTCGTCTCGGCGCGACGGGTGTGGCGCCCGCCGTCGACATCGAAGGCAGCGGCTGGACGCCGGCGAGCGCGCAGGCGCGCGGCCGGGCGTTCTGCGCGCGGATGCGGCAGAAGGGCGTGCGCCCGGCGGTCTACATGGACTTGTCGATGCTGCAGACGTGCCGGCCGGATCTCTGGCCGGAGAACCCGGTGATCTGGGCGCCACGATACGGCGCGCTACCCCAGGTGAACGGGCGCTATACCGGTCGGTACGACGTCCACCAGTACACGTCCTCGGGCTCGTTGCCCGGTTCGGCGGGCGCCGTCGATTTCAATCAGGCGTACGGGAGTGCGCATCTCATCACATCTCAGGAGGCTCCGGACATGGACGCGACTCAGGCCGGTCAGCTCGGCCATCTCGACGCCGTGGCGCAGCGTTACCGGACGGACATGGTCACCGGTGGTGAGATGAAGGACGGCGTGTGGTACGCCGACTACGGCGAGGTGCTGCGCGCGACGTACGTGCGCCAGGCGAAGATGGACGCCAAACTGGACGCGCTCGCCGCGGCGCTCGCGGCGGCCACGAAGAATCCGGACATCACGCTGGACGCGGTCAAGGCGATCGTGACCGACGCCGTCCGGCAGAACATCGACATCACCGGCGAGCTCCACGTGAGCGCCGCTCAGCACACCCCGACGGAAGGCTGAACCATGGCGACGGAATGGGACGGCCAGACGGCCGACGCGCAGCATCCGGCAGTCCCCGAACCGGGTTGGTGGGCCGCACATTGGAAGGCCGTGATGGCGCTGCTGGGCACGCTCACCCCCGGCGCAGTGATCTCATGGCTCAACGCCGCGGGCGTCACCGATCTGCCGTCCTGGGCGCAGGCCGCGATCACGGTGGTGTTCACGGTGAGCGCGGTACTCTGGGGACCGCGCAACAAGTAGCGCGCACAGCGAA